GGGTTGACTCTCTTGAAGATTCTGTTTTACCGCCGCCAATAGTATATTGAGCAGGATTCAGTTTCTCCTCGACAGGTTTGTTACCAAATAAGTTGTTATACCATGCCATTATGTTTTTCTCTTTGAATCTCTACCCACCGCATCTGCTTTTTAGCAGTTCCCAGCCCAGGGTCTTTACCGTAAATTGAGTGAAGTTTTAAATGGTGAGTATGACACAGCGTAACTGTGTGGTCGTATAACTCAGCATGATGTTCTTCTATAAAGTCATCCCGAAGTGATTGAATGTACTCAGGATTGTGTTTGTTCTTTGTCAACCATTGATTCAACAAAGGAGTTAAACTGTAAAAGTGGTGAAAGTCTAACTGCTCTGTCTCACCACAAATCTCGCAAGAGGAACCCTTTTCATACTTAGACTTTGCCTTATCTCGTACATATTTTACTACATCGCGTTTTAGCTTAGGCATTTTCCTTTGGTTCCTCGATTTTTCATTTAAAGAATTATATCGGCTTTAGGGTGACTTGTCAATAACTATTTTTGAGTAGGTATCGCTAGAAGGATACCTGCGAGGTTTGGAATGAATAAAGTGCGTAGCGCATACCATCTGCCATGTGCGAAGCCATGTTGTGCTTCGGTTTTTCCTTCATTAGATTTGGGTTTGGGTCCCACTGATACGCATCAAGGCAGGACAGGGATTGTTTGCATTCCTGGTCTACGTAGAGTTTATCATTATCAATAATTGCAGATACATGACCAATGCCGTCAAGTACAGACTTTTTAGCGTTGATAGTACTAATATCATAGTTCTGTGCAAAGTCAAACCGAGTCTGCTGTGCAGCGGAATCAATATAGATATAGTCAATATCCCACTTGTCAATCAACTTTTGTATCTCTACTGCGTGTTGCTCAGTAGTACGTTCATTATTCATATATTCGTCTACCAGGTAGTATTTATCCTCGTCCCAGTCATAAGCAATTACACACATTGCTGTTGGATCTTTGAAACCTACGTCCAACCCCGCAAAGACGTCCATATTACTAGTATCAAACTGAGATAGATCTTTTACCTGTGTCTCAAAGTTGAACTTCCAGATCTGTCCTTCATAAGTATTAAAGTCAGCTTCGTACTCCTGCTTAAACTCTGCTTCAGACATGGACTTTCGTGCTTCTGAAATATCGCTTTCACTCATGCGTGGATTATCTCGATAGGTTGCTCGTATACTACACCATTCTGGGAAGTCGTCTGAGAAACCTCTGTAAAAGAACTCAGAGAACCAGTTGTTTCTGCCTCGAGGTGTTGAGATAAAGATTGCTTTAGAGTTTGGCTTGTCCAGAGTAGGACGAAGTGCAACGTTGAAGGCGTCCTTGCCGTCAGCGAGTGCGGCCTCATCAAAGATGATAAGGTCATAAGATCTACCTACACAAGAATCGACCTGATTAACAGAACCCATTCTTACAGTAGACCCGTTAGAGATTTCAATAACTTTATCCTTGGCGTTATCTTTTGTAACCTCTAAATCAAAATGCTTAATTAGATTTCTCTGTAGATCGAAAGAGATCTGAGACAAAGAGTAGTTGGGAGACATTATTAGAATATTGGAGCCAGGTACCAAGGACACGAGCTGTCCAATGATATTGGCTATGTAGGTTTTACCCTGTCTGCGCGAGACTGCGGCAGAGACAAAACGATACTTAGGATCGTTAATCGCATTGATAATTGCTATCTGCGATGGTAAGGGAGTGACATTCAATAGCTCCAGGTACGGAGCTATTGGAAGTTTTAGAAACTTTGTCTCAGATCTTAATTCAACGATTTCGTCAGAGATAATATCTCTGCGGCTTACTTCTACTGCCATATTAATCTTCTTTCTTTATAATTTGCCACATTCCCCAAGCGAAACCCGCCCAGGCTAGTAGGTGTGCTATGCCACCAAATAAAATAACTGCTCCGCAGACGCCCATAAGAATTAGTGCGTCTTTTTTCTTTTTTAACTTATCCAACATGAGTGCCTCTCTTTTTATGTCCGTTCCAAGCTACAAATCCTGCTAAACGTAAAGACCAGTATGCGAGGTAGTTAAGAACTCGAAAACCATTTACTTCGATGCAGATGTCTCGGAAGATTCCATCCATAAACTTCTGATCATGATAACCGATATCACTTCCATCTTTCTTCATAAGAGTTGCGTACTTGTATCCATAATCGTGTACTAGGCCACCCATTAAAAGTACTCCTACTGGTGATAAGAAAGTTGCGAGAAACTTAGGAACAGATGCTCCATCGAACTCAAACCCCGCAGGTATCTTGTAGTCTTCACCATTAAGGCTGTAGTTAAAATCTTGTTCGATTTTCCACTTACGTGTACCCATCAACCACATTAGTATTCCTTTCCAAAAACCTTTATCTTTTGTTTTGATTGGTAAAGGTGACATAACTGGCATAAACTTATATTTAAAGTCTACCAGTGTTTCTTCTTTTTTATCTACTTTGTTTACTATAAAGCCTATCAGTACCAGTACTCCGAGTACTGTCCACTGCCAAAAAGTCATTGCTAAATCAAGTAACATTTCCATTATTTCTTCCCTGCATATGCGTTGGCTCCAAAGAATGCTGAAACCAGGGCTGCGATAGCTACAAAGTAAGTGGGAGCAATATCACCGATTATTTTAGCGGCGCTATCTAACCCGAATAATGATGTGCAGAATATGCCGAAAGGATAAAACAACATTCCCCAAAGAGAGAACCAAGTCATCTTTCGCATTGCATCACGCTGTGCATCTTGATCTTCTAGTTCTTTCCTACGAAACTCAAGGTACATTTCTTGTTCGACGGCAGAAACTTCTCCGTCACCATTTGTGTCTGCGGGATGAAAATTCTTGTCGTCTACCATTTTACTTTATCCGCCCAATATGCTGCCGACATTTTGCCTTTAGCGATATTCTTGGCGTGTCGTGCTTTGAAAGACGCCCTTTTCTTTTTCATTGCTTCGGATTCTCCAGCCTTCGGCTTCCCTGCCGTTTTAGCTCCCTGCTGGCCGAAACGAATTGTTTTCACTTTAGTGCCAACTTTAGCTACAACGATATGAGACTTTTTAGCATGGCCTGGAGTACGTTTGGGTTTATTATAACCGCTAACACCTGCCCGTTTTAACCTTGAGTCTTTTTTCTTCGTTTTTCGCTTCGCTGGCATAAGTCTTACTCCTTGTCTTGCTTGCCGGAATCGACGACACCTTTGACGTCTTGTCCGACTGCTACTGTAATATCTGCTACTGTGTTGCCTACTCCGCCTAGAGTATTGTTTACCATGTCTTGCGTGCCGTCAATGGCTGCATTCATGGTTCCACAAGCTCCTAGTAGTAGTGCAGATACTATAACTAAATACTTCATTTGTTTCTCCGTATTGTCCTGCCCTTGGTCAAAAATGTGTCCGATATACCGGGGAAGGGCCTTGCTGAAAAGTGCCACTTGACACTTTATTTTTTACCTCGTCTCATTCGTGCTTTACGCTTCTTTTTGACGAAGGTTTTTACCATAGTGGGTTTGCCACCTGGATTTCCTGCTCTTCTCTTACGACTTATTGCAGACTTCTTTTGTGCTGCGGTCATACGAGCTGCTTTTGCTTTGGGAACACATTTTGGGTATTTGCTGCTTTTTGCTTTGCCTCTACCACACTTTGCGTAACCTCCTCCCTTCTTAGGTCTGGAGATATCTACCCATTCTTCTTTGAACCATTTAGTAAGTCCACCACGAGGTTTAGCCATTATTTTTTCCCCATGCGGTACTTACCGCCTCGCCTCTTGTATTCTTTTACTAAGAAGGCATTTGCATATGCTGAAGGATATACTTTAAACTTTCTTTTTACTTGGGCCTTTACTGCTGAATACAGGCGCTTGTTTGTCGGTACTGGCTTCTTCTTCGCTACTTTCCTTTTCTTTCTTGCTGCCATTTAAAGTCTCCTCTACTGGAGGAACCCAGCCTGCTGCTAATTTAGCTTCTTCTTCTGTGGGGAACTTATGTAGCTTTCGAATACCTTGTTGTTCTATAACTTCTAGAAAGCACCACTTTCCACGCTTTTCAAAAATTTCCATCTTACTTGCCTCTCTTCTTAGGCTTCTTCTTCTTTGGACGACCAACTGTTGATCCGTATGTTCCTTTACCTTTTGGCATAGTTTTCTCCTATGAGGCTAATGATACGATTAACCATACTAGAGCGGGTACTAATACTGCTATACCGGCTACTATTTTTATCCATAGTAGGATGAATTCCATTTGTTTCGATTTACGATGCTTTTCTTCTCGAATAGCCTTTTCTCGTGCTCTCTTTGCATCCGCTTGAAACTGTAACCACGCATCCCAGATTCCTGGGTCGCCTGCATAAATCATATGCTCTCGTAGCCACTCTTCTTGCTTTCTAAGTTTCTGTAACTCCATGAAAGCTGCAAGTTCGTCTTTGTTGCCGTGGGCATTCGACTTTTTTGCTATAGCTGACTTATTATCAAAATATTTTGTAGCTTCGTTTCCAACTTCAAAGATTTCTTTTCCGTTGCTAAGAGCTTGCTTGATGACCGAAAACGCAGCATTTGCTGCGGCTATTTCGGCTAACATTATATTTTAGTAAGAAGGGTAACCAATACACCCGCTAGGAACATTATCATAGTTCCACCCATAGTAAGCATTCTGGACTCTATACGCATGAGGCCCGTTTCCATATCTTCTAGTCTTTGAAAACAAGTCTTCCAACGCTCTTCACACTGAACTTCATGAGCGTACATCTTCTTTTCAATTTCAGTTATTCGATCATTCTGTTCCATTGAGTAGTTTATCCATCAGCTTACCGTAGTTACCTTGACCGAATGGAACAGCTTCATTAATCTGTACATTAGTCTGGTTTTTGATATTGCTGCCTTCTGCTTTAGCGAGGTCGGCTTGTGCCTTAATCTCGTCTATACGCATTTTATGTGCCATTTGTAATAGATCCGCTAAGTCTTTACTAGAATACACGCCAGACTCCTGGGCTTCTTCTAACTTAGATGCGATCATCTCGTCTAACAGGGAACCAATGTTGTTCTTGTTACGGTAGCCCATGTCCAAGTACACTGTGTCAATGTACTTCTTTACTTCACGTGTATTTAACGCGTCAACTACTCGCTGTTCGGGTACCTGAAGATATTCGCATACACCCCGAATATTTCCGTATTGAAGATAACTATTCGCTATCTCCAGTCCCTCAGGACTAATTGTAGTTAGTTCTTTTGCCATGTTTCAAATTATACTCAGTTGGGGCTAAATTGTCAAGAGATTTTTTTCTCAGGTTAGTCAGATAGCGGATTATCAAGTGCTCTCTGGAGTTTCTTTTCTAGTCGTTCTTCCAGGTCTTCCATATCTTGGTCAGAGTCTGCTTTCATCGCGTCTCGCTTGGCTTCAAAGCGTTCACTTGCTTTGTCAATCATGTCTCGTACTTCGGTTTCCATAGCACGTACTTTATCTTCTGCGCGGTCTGCTTGCTTCTCGATTGAGAGTATGTCATCCCTCAATCCAGATTTAATATCTCGTGTGTACTCAATGGCATCATCGAGCTTCTGCTCTATTTGAAGGTTTCGTGCTGCGATAGCATCTGTATCAATATTCTGGACGATTTCTTTCATGTCCATGTAGTCTGCGTAAAACTCAAAACCAGCCCATGCTGCACCACCAAGTGTGGAAAGTGCTGTAAGCATCACCATCATTCTGCCGCCTTTGAATGTCATTCCTCCAAACTCAAACTCTGCCATTAATCTTTTTCTCCCTCCGTTACTACAATATTGTTAGCTACGGGCGCTATAGGTACATCTTCAACAAACTGCAAGTTTCTTAAGTTTGCAATCTCTTGTTTTAACCTGAATACTTCCATTCTTTTCTTTTCGAGCTCTAGCTGATATAATGTATTACAGTTAAGTCTTTCTTTAGGAGCTCCTATTGGTATAGTAATACGTGCATAAACACCTACATCATTTGTTTGTATACCGCTACTATTCATTGGCTGGGTCATATCATAGGGACTATCATATCCTCCATTGTCAAGAAAGCCTACTACTCCTAATTCCACGTTTGTGGAGGAGCCAATGGCGTTCTGACATTCTAGCTGTCCCGCTCTTATTCTATCCGATGCGTAACTTTGTGGTGATGAAGGTAAGTTCAGATTAAGCGAACTTGAATCGCCCAAAGCTGATACGCATACGAACAACAGTAGTGCAAATATTAAAAATTTCACGATGTCTCACTTTATTTTTGAACATATTCGAGAAGATACTATTGAAGGCTTAGTTACAGTCATTAATATCTTCGATTTAGAACAAATATACTTAGCCCTTTTGATTCCTTTACCGCTAAGATATATTGTTAAGTATTTTCTTTCTTTATAATTTATAGGAATTATCTTACTTTGAGTTGCAAATCGTACAGGATTCCATTCTTTGTCAAACACGTTTACTTCGTAGTACCTTATCTCCTTCCTATCGTTGAAGAGAACCATGTCTGCTTTCATTATCCCTGGCATATGTGACAATTCTAGCTTGGGATAAGTAGGAGTAAACTGGTGGGCATTTGCATACCCACCAATTAAGAGTAGAAGCAGTACTAGAAGTCTCATTATTTAGCAATACACTCTGCCACAATAAGTGCAGTATAGCTACCGGAAGGAAAAGCCTTTCCGTATCCATATTCTGCTTCTGAGGTTACATTAAACCAAACGCTGCCTGCTTTCACTAGATCGAACTCTGTAGTGTGACCATTGTTATAAATAGCTTTGTCTGAGTTAAATACAGACATTTCCGAATCTGACATTTGACCTGCAACAGTTGTGCTTGTCCATTCTACACTATCCGATAAATTTGGAGCGGTTGAAAAGTCTGTTGGAGTTGTGATTACAGCTTTATACTTAGAAGCAGTAACGATATCATAACGAATGATTGGCATTACACCTCCGTCTGCTGCCTTAGTACTAAGCTTATCGACTGTGGGGTTACCAAACATACCTGGAGTGTCTGATTGAATTACACACTTTGATTCGATAAATCCGTTTATTGGAATACTAGCTCCCGCTACATTTGCAGTAGCTGCTAGAATAGGTATTAATAATAGTTTTTTCATATTTTGAGTTCCTAGTGCGTGTGCACGCCTCGATAATTAATTATCGTATTGGGCTTCTACCATTTGTTCATGAAGCAATTGCTGAGCTAGCCCAACTCTCTTTGCTTTCTTATTGTCTGGTAACTTCCCGTCTACCAGTACTACTGTGTCCGCATACACGCCACCTTTTAGTGACCCTGTATAGCTGCGAGGTATGTAGTTCATTGCAAAAAGTGCTTGTTCTGTTAAGGAGGCTTGTGCATCCATTGCAGAGGCGTTTACTCCTCCAAGCATCTTCTCTAAATTTACTTTAATCTTTTTGTTTCGTTGCTTTCGTTCATACTCTTCCTCTTCGTCAATCTTTGCTTGTTTCTCCATTTCTGCGAGAACGAGTTCATCCTGTAGAGGGTCATTAAACTCTACTTCAGGTATTAACGAGGGATCATATGGAATTTTGTATCCTGGACAGGTTGGGTCACTCTGAGGGTCGAAGCAAGGGTCGTATTGATAAGTATAAACTACAGAAGGGTCTACTACACTTCCTTCACCTTCTACTTCGATTGAGCCATCTCCCCACCTTTCTATAGGTATTGCTCCAACAGGTATTACTTTGTATATTTTGTTACCTTCGAGCCCTGACCAATCATCTGTTTCTCGAAAGATATAACCATCTCCAAGTGCATCTTCGTTCTGTACATGCACAACCATGTCATCTTCAATATTCTTCACTGCTGTATAACGATAAATAACATTCCCCACAGTAAGACCAGCTTGCTGCGGAAGAATGTTTTGCATTACCCAGTTATATGCTGTGGTGCCACTCTCTCCGTAAATTATCTCAGAGTAAGAGTAGGGCGCCAAGCAAGCTAAGGACACCGCCAACGCCATACAGCGTTTGTTTGGTAGTCTCGTCCATCGCATCTTCATCTTTCTCCTCTAGAGGTTCTTCTTCTCTGTGAGTTTCCCAGCCTGCTTTTGCATCTGGTCCGATCATACCGTCATAGGGGCAAGGTGTTCCTGCCATCATCATTGCGTCAAATACACGTTTGTCTTGACACATTACTGAAACTGCTGCTACTTTCATGCCCATGTCATAAAGAGTCTTTGCATTCTTTAATTTCTCACAATTCATGTCTCTTGTCGTAGTTCCCATGCTTATGCCTAGGATTTGGGTCTGTACTGCACCCGCAACTCCTACTGTACAAAGGTCTGAATTAGAGATATTCATCGTCGGTGTTATTGCCGACGGAGGTGGGGACTTCAACGTAGTAGTGGTAGTGCTGTTAATGTCACTGGTTGTCGTTGAGTCTGTAACAATTGTATCTGTGTTTGTTGTATCTTCGTCCTGAGCGTATAAAGCACCGGATAATACAAGCGTAAAAATAAGTAATAATCTGTTCATGTAAAGCCTATTGATATACGTTGGTTATGTTTCCATTATTTTTACATTATACCGAAGGTCGTGTGCGATGTCAAGAATTATTTTTGAGTTGGTAGTTTAGACATAAATATCGACATGCCTACCAAGCTTGGGTAGGCGATATCCATATTTGCGTTTAATGTATCTGGACCTATTCACTATCTGGTGTAGTGGGCCATACAATACTTGAGTAATTAGTAATGTTAGAATTGTTTAAGGGAAAGTCTCGTAAAGCCTGTCTATAAGTAGCCCACTCCGCCTTCTTAGTAGAAGTTAGAGGGCTATCAGGCATTTGTGTCCAATCCGAAATATTGAGTCTATGATCTCTATCTGATCGGATTTGTACATAAAGAAACGCAGAGTTTAAATCCCACGCTTTAGTATCTACGTTCCAAGAGTATCCTAAACCTGGGTAGTCTGGTTTTTTAACCCATTCTCCATTAGCATTATCCCAGTACCAATCTTTACATTGCCAGTTATTTGCTTTAGGGTCTGCACCAGGGAAGGGATCTCCCCATCTAACTATGTACTCTCCTACAAATTCTCCTTCAACATATTCGTCTGGATTGGGTGGATGTGCGAAACAATATATTTCGCCTGTATCGTGTGCTACAAGAGCACAAGTGTGTCTTTGTCCTGTCATATAAATTTTCCTACTATTAGTGATCTTGTGGCGTGAGTGCCCCAGCAGTCTGTTAGTGCATAGCCTGTTCCGCCTGGACCAAGCTGTCCTTGATTGAGATAAGTTGTGGCAATGGGAGACATTGCTACTCCGAGAACCGAAGACGTAGATTTAGAAGTGCTAGAGGCGCCTCCACTACCGTTTGGATTGTTTGCAGCAAAGTTATTCGAATAATCGCCATTGCCCGGTATACACCAAGTATATCCTGTACTCCAAGTTCTAGCATCTCCATTTGGGTCATTGGGTCTTGATTTATTTTGAATAGTGGAACAACCGAAAGAAGTTACTAAAGCATAATAATCTGTGTAGTTATTTGCGTTGCCTACTTCAGTATGAATAATAGGTATTCCTGCGACAATATCACCTTGAGCACCAGAACCTGTCAATTCAAAGTCTGGGTCGCCTACAACAATACTTTCGATTTGGAAGTTTTTCCTGTTAGAACCCCAAGCTACATTGCCAGAAGTATCGTATACTTCCCACCCATGTGTTCCAGTTTCATCATTTTGTCCTGTAACTTGACCCACTTTATAACCTAGTCTCCATCCGTACTGAGGGTTATCTCCGTAACGATGGGCAAAGATTGCAAGGTCTTTGTCTATACTCCATGCAGTATTTGTAGGTATAGTTGCATTTAAAGTTTTGTCAAGAGTAATTTTAACATCATAAGTTCCACCATCTTCTAAGCCTATAACCTTTGGCGCAGTTGAGCCTGAGACATAAGAGGCCCATGCAGGAATTGATGTACCAATACCAACGTCTGCATAGCTCTCCCCTTGGATGCTATCAATCGAACCTACTCCGAAGTAGCTTTCATTGTTACCAGGAGCATCGTATTGTGCGCTAGACGAGGCAAGATTTGCATAAAAGTAGTTCTGACCGGAGGAGCCACCTGACTTTTTAGTAATTGTAAGCGTTGCTTCTCCTTTAAATACGCAGAAGTTTAAAGAGGTTACGTTAATTGTAGCGTGGTTGGGTAAGTATGTCTCTGCTTGTATAAAAAGCAGACACTCTTCAAAAGGTCTAGGCATTATAAGTGCTTCACAAGCTTGATTATTGCTCCAAATTGCATAAGAGTGACCATAGTCAAACTCTCCAGGCATTAAACCACCTTCTTTTAATATCTGAATTTGCTTCGACGTTTCATCAATAAGAGAAACGCCCGATAGATTTTTTACTGTTATTCCATATGCCATATAGTTAGAACCTGAATACTAGGATATTATAACTTTCCCTTCCTGAAATAATCTGATATGAGAAGTTTTCTGTTCTTACATCAGAACGTCTTAATGTTATGTAGTTATTACCACTAGAGCCATCAACGTAGTAGTTTGTACTATCTTCTGTGTTTACTGCGTGCCACTGAGACAAGCCTCCTACTCCGTAACCTGGATAGTAGATATTAATAGTAGTAGGTGTATTACTAATATTACCACTTACCGACCCATGGTATCGAGGCTGACGTTTCCCCATCGACATTCTTACATCTCCAGAACTATCGAACACTTCCATACCGTAGTCTGCAGGGTCAATTACTCCTGTAATTGTGAAAGTCTTTGTTTTATTACCTGAAGAAGCAGTACCATG